GAAACCATTTCTGAAAAGAGGGCAGATAGAAACTGGATGTCGCAGGTATTGCAAGGAGATAGGACAGATAATATTCCTGGCCTTGTAGGTGTCGGCCCAAAAACTGCTGAAAAAATTTTGGGAGATTCCGAGACTCTTTCTGATATGTGGGACAAGGTGATAGGTGCATACGAGAAGAGGAAACTTACATACAAATCAGCATTACTTTCAGCACGACTCACTAGAATCTTGAGACACGGCGAGTACAATTTACATAAGCAAGAAGTATCCCTCTGGGAACCACCCACCACATGATTGATGAAGAACTCTGGCCTCCAATAGATGAGGTACTCATTAGAAAACTAGAAGAGATCTACCCTGATAAATGTCCATCAATAGATTCACATGACCGAGAGATATGGAGGTACGGTGGGCAGGTGGAGTTGGTAAGAATGTTGCGATCTGTATATAATGAGCAGAACAACATCGAATAACGATGGCAACAGGTACGTCACAGATTAATACTATCTTTCAGGATCTATTAGGAAGACCTGCCGGTTCGACTGGTCTTGATTACTGGGGCAATGAGTGGGAAACCGTAAAACAAAATGCTATTGCAGCAGGCAGTAGTACAGAGGCGGCGGAAGCAGCAGCGACAGCACAGGTAAGAGCAAATGTAGGTAGATCAGATGAAGCTTTTGAATATATAAGTGGTACATCTGATTTGGCTACAACTGCCTACGATGCAGCAGCCGCAGGCGTTCCCGATTGGTTCGAGTTCCATGACGACAATATAGCTATAGATTCTTCTCGACCTGGAGACTGGGCTGGTGACGTAAGTTCAACCAATGTAGGTAACTACTTAGATGATCTCAACTATTTATACGGAGGGATGCAAGGCAATGTGATAGGTAGAGAAGGTGCTGACTGGTGGGGTTATCAGATGACACAAAATATTCAGAGTGGATTAGCTTCTGGTTTGAGCTACGCAGACGCACATGCAAATGCAATGGATACTGTTAGGAGAGATATAGGATTTAATACAGGTCATCAAAACTATGAGAAGTACGGATCAATAGGGTATGGAAATCCCATTGACGTTACAACTGACAGTGAAGGGAATACAGTAGATACATATTTAAACTTAAGCCAAAGAGCTATTGATGAATTTGGAATACTAGACCACACAGGAACTAAGACAGCACAGCAATACGAACAAGTTCCAAGATTGAACGAAGATGGCACGTATGTTTATGACGAGGACGATAGAATTGTCTACGACGACGGTGCTCAGATCAACCAATCAAATGCTCCCTTTAGATGGGAGATGATTGAAGACGCTAGATTCCCTGGTGGTTATCGGATTCAACCAGTCGGTTTCAATCCTAGTACTGGACAGTCAGGGCCAACAGGATACCCAAATGACGATTCAATTTACAATAACCCTAATCTAACCATTGCTGCACAAGATTTTATTCGTTCAAATTATATAAATGATCGCAACCGTCCAACCTTCCAGCAAGGCGGTCTTGATATCCCTACTGGTCTGACGAATGTAGGTGCTTCTAACTTTGCGACAGGAGGAGGCATGGATTATAGGTCATGGGCTATGACTCCAGCAGGTAGAGCAGCAATAGCAAGAGGAGACTATACAATTCCTAATCAAAATATGTATGTAATGCCAGATGGGAACCTATCTCCTTACCGTCCCTTAGATCACAGCATCGCTGACTATAACCTTGGACTAGGAATAGGAGATAATGTCGATGTTGATCTAGGTGAAGGCTGGAGGACTACATTCAAAGGCCCACCTAGGGCTTACTCGGGTGGCGGTGGTGCTCCACGAGAGCCAAAAGAAAATGGGCAAAACGCAATGATGATGGGTGCTGGAGATACGAATGTATATATAGATATGGGTCAGAAAAGTAAGACAGCTAAAGATCAACAAATAAAAGACACGTCAAGAATTACAGCCCAAGCACCAAACAGAAAGACTTATCAAAAGAAAACTAAAACACAACCAAACGTATCTTCTTTAGGTATTCCAGCTACAACAACTTCAGCAAGATACTCTGTTCCAGGTGCGACTTGATAGCATCCGTGTATTATTAGGTAACTACAGAGATTAGCTATGTGCGGTGGTGGTGGTGGTGGTGCTTCTGAGGAAGACAAGAAGGCAGCCGAAGAACGGCATCAAGCAAACCTTGCTCTACAGAAAGAGCAAATGGAAGAACAGAAGCGACAGTTTGAATTAACACGACAAGAGAATAAGGCTCGGTACGAGGATCAAAAGAAAGCAGCTAATGCTGCACCACCTCCACCTCCAGAGAAGACAGCAGCAGTAGCAGCACCTGCGATAGACAGCAGAAGAGCAGTAGGAGCAGGGAGAAAAGATTTCAGAGCTAAGCCAAAGACACCGACAACTGCCTCATCAAGCAACAAAAGATCTACTGCACATTCCGCTAAAAGCCTTTATATCCCTAGCTAATGGACTTAAGTACTAATAGTATTGACCTAATCCCAGGTGAATCTTCTAAAGATAAGAAGGAAGGTACTACCCTTGCTGGTAGATACGACCAACTAAAAACTAATCGTGATCCTTTTCTTCAAAGAGCTAGGGATTGTGCAAAGGTAACTAACCCTGCTGCCTGCCCTGACTCCAACATGGGAGATCATGGAAAACTCAAGACACCTTGGCAGTCAACAGGTGCAATGGGTGTTAGCAACTTACAAAACAAATTAAACCTAACTCTCTTTCCTCCTAACACTCCCTTCTTTAAATTAGAAATTGATAGCCTTGCATTAAAGATAGAAGAACAAGGGCCAGAGATTAAGACAGAACTCGACACAGCATTGGTAAAGGTAGAACAAGCTGTGATGACTGAGCTAGAAACCATGAGTGCAAGAGCAGCACTTGCTCAAGCATTTCAACAGTTGCTAGTCACGGGTAACGTCCTGCTTTACGTGCAAGAAGACAGGGTTAGGACTATACATTTACAAAACTATTGTGTCGTTCGTGATCCAATGGATCATGTAACAGAGATCTTAGTAGAAGAAGAAGTATATCCTGAAGCATTGCCAGATGGATTCTTCCCTGAACAAGAACAAGAAGATGAGAAGCTAGGCCCAGTCAAGAAGACAGTAAAGATACATACATGTATTAAGACTGAAGATGGTTTTACTCGCTGGTATCAGGAGTGCAAAGGCAAAGAGATTCCTGATACATACGGCATGTGTCCAATGGATGTAAGTCCTTGGATTGTATTGAGGTATGAGCGTATTGAAAGTGGTGAGGAATACGGAAGAAGTCATGTCGAAAAATACTACGGCGACTTGACTGCACTTGAATCTTTATACCAAGCGTCCATCGAAGCAGCAGCAGCAGCCAGTAAGGTTCTGTTCCTTGTGAATCCCAACGGTACGACTCGACCTAAAACCCTGTCGTCAGCAGCGAATGGGGCCATCGTTCAAGGGAACGCAGCAGATGTGACTGTCATCCAGGCCCAGAAGCAGGCCGATCTACAAATAACAATGAGTATGATCGAGCGTATAGAGCAGAGACTAGAGTTTGCTTTCCTACTTAACCAAGCAGTTCAACGACCAGGGGAAAGAGTTACGGCGGAAGAAATAAAATATATGGCTCAGAGTTTGGAAGCCTCAATCGGAGCCTTCTACTCAATACTTACTCAAGAACTACAGCTACCACTGGTACGCAGATTGATCTACATGCTACAGAAGAAAGGCAAACTGCCTGAGTTCCCTGTTAGTCAAGAGACAGGTGATCCTTTAGTACAACCTAAGGCAGTAACAGGTCTTGAAGGTATAGGTAGAGGTGATGATATGAATAAACTAACCGAGTTCTTATCTATTACTCAGCAGGTACTAGGCCCAGAGATAGCACAACAGTATGTAAATTACGAAGAAGCACTGCGAAGATTAGCAGCTAGTGCTTCAATAGATACGACTAACCTAGTCAAAACAAGTCAGCAACTACAGCAAGAACGTGCTGCTGCTGAAGCAAAGGCTCAACAGCAACAACAAGAAATGCAGATGATGGAAGCAATGAAGTCATCAGCTATGGCTAAAGTGGCTGATAATTATACTCAACCAGGATCCCCTTATGGCCCCCAGTTCTCAGGAAACTCCGAAGACGGAGCAGCAGGAAGCATCCCTAACACCGTCCCCGATCTCAGGGCAGCAGCCCAAGGACTCCCCAGTGGCCCAGTCCCAGGAGGAGCCGAAGGTTAAGGAACTAACTCCAATAGTTTCAGAGAAACCTACTACTAAGAAAAAGAAAGAGAAAGAGCCACAGGTTATTAAAGATAGCCCAAACCATATCACTATTAGATAACAACCTTTCACCCATCACATCCAATGCCAGAAGCAATTACTATCTCAGAACCAGAGACAGGTGCGTTATCTCCTGAACAGGAGACAGAAGTAAAAGACCAAGCACTTATTGACGGAGCAGAACAGAACGGGCCAGTTAAGTTTGCTGGTAAGTACGAGTCTGTTCAAGATTTAGAGAAAGGCTACCAAGAACTTGAAAAGAAATTAGGTGGACAGGAAGAAGCCGACAAGCCTGAAGTATCTGAATCGAAAGAAGAAGCAGCACCTGCCAACGCTTCAGAAATTTATGGTGAGTACATAGGTAGTCGCCTTGATGAAGCTGGTGTTGATTACCAAGGGATGAATACTAAATGGCAAGAGACAGGCAAGCTAGATGATGACGACTACACAGCATTAGAAGGTGCTGGCTTTAGTAAGGATATGGTCGAAGCATACCTAGATGGTGTGCAGTACAGACAAGCACAAGACTCAGAGATTGCAGCTAAAGAAGTAGTAGCAATTAAGAATGAGTTTGGAGGTGAAAAGGTCTATTCCCAAATGATGCAATGGGCTGCTGGCAATTTAGATAAAGGAGAGCAGGATGCGTTTAACGACATGATGAAGACATCTAATCCTCACCAAATAAGGATTGCTGTCGCTGGCCTTCAGGCTGCTTACATGAACAACGCACCAAGAGAACCCAAGCTTGTCGGAGGTAGAACAGCTAGAGCAGATACCACTAAGTTTAAGTCAACTGCACAGGTAGTAGCTGCTATGAATGATGAACGATATGCAACTGACGAGGCATACAGACAAGAGGTACAAGAAAAACTTAGTCGCTCAAAAGTGTTGTAAGGGGTATTATATAAACAACCTAAACATTCTCGTAGAGACAACGGCCCCTTGCGAGGGATACCCTGCGTTGAAGGGATAGTGAAGGGCAACCTTTCTTTCTTTTTTCCGTGGCTAATTTTACTAGCTCACGGCTAGGTCTTGTAAACGCTACAGGAACTAGCTATGACGCTCTGTTTCTTAAGACCTTTAGTGGTGAAGTACTAAGTGCTTTCCGTAAGGCAACCGTGTTCGAGGCACTGCATACAGTGCGTACAATATCATCAGGTAAGTCAGCCCAGTTTCCGATTATTGGACTTTCTAGTACCGCGTATCATACGCCGGGTACCCAGCTAACAGGTAATGCTATTAAGCATGCTGAAGCTGTTATCAACATTGATGACAAACTTGTCTCGAACGTATTCGTGGCAGACATTGATGAAGCTAAGAACCATTATGACGTTCGTAGCCAGTACACCACTGAAATGGGTAACGCATTAGCGTACACATTTGATAAGAACGTAGCAGCTACTGTTGCACAAGCAGCACGTACTTCTACTAACCCAAACACTGACCTACCTGGTGGTACTCGCATCAAGATTGTTGCTGCTAACAAAGCAGCCATCACTGGTGCAAACTTAGTTGCTGCTATGTGGTCAGCAGCCGAGCAGATGGACATCAACAATGTCCCAGCAGA